ATGGAAATTTATGTGTTTCAAATGATAGGGCTGGTTTTATAAATATGAACGATACTGCTGCATTGCAAGTTACTGGAAACACTAATGCTAGATCAATGGTTAATATTACAAGATTTAGCGATAATAACGGTAATTATCCTACATTAGTTTTAACAAAAAATCATAATGCTTCTGCATCAGGAAATACAGCTTGTCCAAATGATTCAATACTAGGTGCTGTTGAATTTCAAGGTACAAGAGGTTCAGATTTTGGTATAGGTGCAAGAATATTTGCAAAAACGGCTGCTGCGTTTGCTAGTGATGAAAGATCTACAGACTTACATTTCGGGGTTGGAACTGGTACCAACCTTACTACAGTTATGTGTCTTACTAATCAAGGCTGTCTAAATGTAGGAGATGGCGGTATAGATGTTGATTACAGTACTGATGCTGATACACGTTTAACAGTAATAGATTCTTCTGGCCCAAGTATTTTACTTCACAGACGAGATTCTTCAATCGGAGGTAGTAATCAGATAGGTTCGATAATTGCTGCTGATAGTGACGGAGGTAATCCAGCACCAGCTAATGCAGAAATACAGTTCATAGCGTCACAGGCTCATAGTGCCACAGCAAAAGGCACTGATATAAAACTAAGAATGTGTCAAAATGGCTCTAACACAATGACCTCTAGATTTACATTTAGAGACTCTGGTGCGTTTGGTGTAAACAATGATGACGCTGGATCAAGTGGTGAGTGTTTAATTTCTAAAGGAAATGCACCACCAGAATATCAGCCAGTAGGAGCAAGAGCATGGATACATTTAGATGGTAGTGGTACTGTTACAGAAAGAAAGAGTTATAACGTTTCGGGAGTATCAGATTTAGGTGTAGGTAATTATCGGATAAATTGGGATGACGATTTTAGTGATGCTTATTATGTTGTTTGTTTTGGTCAAAGCCAACAACCCAATAATGGCTCAACTCATGGTGGTCTTAAAGTTACAGCACAACTTACAAGTAGAATAGATGTTATAAACTGTAGAGATGAAAACGGTGCTGATGTTGTTGATAAAGATATGGTTTCAGTTGCGACTTTTAGTGATTGATATTAAAATAAAGAAAAAACCATGTCTGTTTTAGATAAAAGAGTTGTATATGTTGAAGATGATGGTGTTTTAGCAGTCTATATACCTATTGACGAAAAGAGAACTATTGAACAACATATAGAAAAGAACATTCCAGAAGGTAAAACATATTATATTGTAGATAAATCTGAAATTCCTACAGATAGAAGTTTTAGAAACGCTTGGACTTACACGGAGTAAATTATGGGATTTGGTATTGATATGGCGAAAGCCAAAGAAATACATAAAACAAACATAAGAAGAGCAAGGACACCAAAACTTGAAGAACTTGATGTTGAATTTAACAAGGCATTAGAAACTGGTGCAAACACAACAGAAATAGTTGCAAAGAAACAGGCATTAAGAGATGCACCTGCTGATTCTGCAATAGAAGCTGCCTCTAATGAGGCTGCGTTGAAAGCACAGTGGAATACAAGTATTTTAGGAGCATCACCTTATAGTTAATTATGGCAGTTACTTACACTTGGGATTCACCTCAATGTTTTTCTACTGGTGCGGACCAGTTTATTTACAAGTTAGAAATAGTTATAGTTGCATCCGATGGCACGAAGGAAGCTGTAGCTAATATTGGCGTTGCATTATTAAGACCTGATACTTTGATCCCCTTTGCCGATATTACAAAAGCAACCACTATACAATGGGCTAAAGATTCACTTGGTACAGATGAAATTAAATTTATAGAGGATCAACTTAAGAAAGAAATAGACGATCAATATAGTGCTACTACTACTTCTCACTCTTGGGAATAAGTGTAAAATAGGGTAACTAAAATTTTATTTTATGGATTTTGCTGCTAAAAAAGAAGCACTTATTAAAAAAGGCACAGAATTGTCTACTGAAGTATCTCAACTTCAAGCAAAAATGAATGAACTCAATCTGGAGATTATCAAAATAAACGGTAAGATTGAAATGTGTGACGAAGAACTAAACTCTGACGAGGAATAATGAAAAAACTAATCACAACAATTTTTGCTATAGGTTTATTTCTTCCTGTAGTAGCCGAAGCTGGTGTTTCTTCAGAAGGTGTCAATAGACCAAGAAATCACTTTCCAGAAGGTAGACCAAGAAAAAGAAAACCAAGATGTAAAGGAAGTGGTGGTGTAGTTGTATGTCGTATGCCAAAACCTAGAAAATGCACACGAAAAAAACCTTGTATTCCTAAAGGTTATTATAGAAAAAATCCACCAAGAGTAATTCCTATGGGTTAGTTTTTTCTGTAAGTTGTCTAGTTAATATTCCCATGGTTAGATATAGTGGACATAAGGCCATTATGGTCATAAAACAAATTAAGGTTAATGGTGTTGCCATCTTTAATAAAATTTCTTTTATCATTCTTAAAAAAAAATTATTTGTTATATAAATGATATTTGGTTTTTTAAAAAAAGTATATAAATATTATCTAGATAAATTAATAAATTGGCTTCGTATGAAAAAATTTAACTTAGAGCTAAATAATGAAATTAAGAAATTTCATGAAAATTGGCATAAAAAAAATGCAAAAGAAAAACCTAAGATAATAGAAAAAGGTACGTTTGGAGAAGATGACTGGTCTATTTCTATTGGAGACATAGAAGATGGAGATTGAATTACCTAATTTACCAGACACAAATAATATTCTTACCCCACCTACGACAATATTTTATCCACCTGTGGCACAGGAACCTTATTTAGATCCTTTATTGCTTCCAAGTCTGGAACAGGTACAGTCGGGACTTGGGGAAGATCGGGTAAATAATTCTTTAGAAGAAAAGGAACAAGCAGAGGAAGTGCAAGGTATAGGCCCAGAGCTGATCCCAAAGAACCTACCAAAAAACCAAGAAAATATTTCATCTGAAGAAGCTGTAGGTACTTTTAATTTACCATTCTACGGAGAAATGCCAATACCAGCCCCAGAGGTTATTGCATCTTCTGTAATTGCTGCTGGTACTGCATCAGTAGCAAGCGTGGTGGGTGGAATTGCTATGCAAAGTGTATTGGCTTTTATCAAAAAAATATTTAAAAAAATATTTACTAAAGTCCTTAAAAAAGAAATTGCTAATCAACAGAAAAAAGATCAGGATTAGCTTTAACATAACTTCGTATATTGATTACATCACTGCAAATATATGCGAACTTGGAGTCAGGATTTATCATGTATCCTGATGCGTGAAGCTGACTACATTTCAAGGCACGAACTAGCTGTTTATCATGCACTTGCTTGTTTAATTCTTCTTTGGCTTGGTCTAGCTTTACTTTTGATAATTCGATACAAGTCTGATTATCTCCTAATGGGATCATAAAACTAAGTTGTATTCCCCAGCCCTGATTTATACTATAGGTAGGCTTTTCTGGATTAGGATTTTCTGCCTCATTTCCTGTATAAAAAGGTGTTAAAGCCATAGTAGGTTGACTGCATAAGACATTTCCAAACTGTTGCTTGCCTGTCATCCCATTATTAATATTCATATTTTGATTTATTATTGATGAATTTCCCACCGCATTAGGTTGTGCGATTACGTCAGTATCACCTTCCGCTTTAGCAATATTACTGGCTAAACACAGACAAGCTAGTAATAACGCTTGTAGTCGTAATGTCGTCATTTTGAGTGATCTGTTCTGTCAAAGCACCAGCAGCCCTTGTAGTGGTGCTTAGTGTCCACTCCGCAGTGTTATCTGTCGGTGTGAATATTGCATCTGTAGCTTCAATACCACCAGATGTGTCTGAGGTTACAGTTATATTTGTAGCTTCCCATGTATTAAGGGCCGATCCGTATTTCTCAGTAACTATACTGCGAGTTATTGTTTGAGTAGTATTTTCAGTTCTGTTGCTAGAACCAGTAGTCCAGCTTGGTGTTTCAGCGTGTACTGCTAAAGGCAAGGCCAGCAGTGATAATAAAATAAGTTTTTTCATTTAGTGGCTGTTTTAGTGTTCTTATTTTCTACTATAGTATCTTTTTTCTTTTTTATTGAAAACCCAAGTGATGCAGTACTAGCTGAAAAAATTGAAGCTATAAATGTCGGATCAAAATCTACAATCTTTTTGCCAGATGGCGGTTCATAATAAGAAAGGCTGAGTAGTGTGGCTGACCATAAAAGTACACAGACTTTCACAATGGTTTCAACTTTGCTTGGTTCTTGATCTTCCATAAAAAAAGCTGCCTAGTGTGTGAGGAGTAAGCTGCTGACCACTGCTTATTTTAGACAGCATATGCCAAATGTAACAAAAACTGTTATGTTTGGAAAGTAACACAATAAATTATGATTAAAATTTTAAAACCAATCTTAATGACATTTCTTACAACAACAACTATAAAACGTCTTGTTGTTGATTTATTAAGAGCTATTTGTAAACAAACAACTAATACTTTAGATGATAGGGCTGTAGATTTATTAGAAAAACAACTATTTCCTACAAAATGAACATTAAAAAGTTTCTAAATATAGATATAGAACCTACCCCGCCCGAACTACAGCTATCGGTAGAGGTACGTTGTAGGGAAATAATGGCTTCAGATGATATAGATAATATAAAAAGATACGCTACCCACTTAGTAAGGCATCAAGCAAGGCAAGATGTTTTTTTAGCTTCTTTATTAGGTTTTTTAATAGATAATGAAGCGGAAAAAATTATAGGAGAAAGAAAAAGAAAAACTAATATTATAAATAAGATTTTTCGAACTCGGCAATCTCGGAATTAGTAAAATCTTTTATTAAAAGTTTTGGTATCTTATCTATTTGGTAATTATATTTTAGTATCGCCGTCTTTATATGTTCACTAACCCAACCTTTTTGGTCGCTTACTAAACAAGCTTTTTGCCTTTCATCTATAAAAATATAATGATCTTGCCCCTTAAGTTGAACGTCTAATAAGTTTCTTTCTAAGTTTTTTTGCCTTATTTGTTTAAGTTTTAAAAGTTTAAATTCTGTGGGATTAAGTTTTTTATTCATAACTTTATATTTATACCGTTACCAAGTTTATTCATTATATATTTTATATCGGCGGCGTCTAGGTTTTCGAATACTTCATATTTTAAAACTCTTTTATCTGCAAAATGATGATGAAGTTCTTTTTCTAGTTTGCGATAGTTTTCTATTTTAGGGCTAACGGCAAGTATCTCCATTGGTTTTTGGTACTTTATACGGCGTTGTATGTTAGCGGCGGAACTAGAGCCTATTTTATGAAAGTTATTACTTTTAACAAAATAAACGTGACCTTTTCCGGCGTTATTTTTAGTCTTACTTCCGTTCTTAGGTGTCCAACCGTTATCCCAACCTTCGTCTAAAGCTTCCTCGTTCCATACTTCTTTGCCCCTAACGTATTTAACAAAACCTTTTTTTATCAACCAAAGTTTTGCTTCAAAGTCGCTAGACATTTTATATTG